CTCAGGTGTGGTGGGTGTGTTTTGTTGCCCGGAAAACATCGACATAGATGATGTTGATGTTTTACTTCCCTTAAACAAACGACTAAGCATAGATGGTGGGAATCCATATCCTTTCGCTATTGGTTGTAGCGAAGGGATTGCTGTCTGCATAATTGGTCCCATGAAGGGATTAGCATCTGAAAGTTGCGCCATGGTCGCAAATGCTGTACCGACACCAGCACGTTGGAATAATTCTGTACTCTTTGTAATATCAGAGGTTTTTTTAGTAAATCCAGAACCACCACCAATTGCCTCTCTACCGGTGTTTCTATTAATTGGCAATGCCATGGCACCACCAGAAAGTTTTATATTAGTTGGATTACTGTAAAAGGTTGCTCCACCATTAGATAATTTTTGTCTTTGGTATGGTTTAGTCATCCCACCAGAAGACATTTTAGCATCTGGTCCCCATGCTGGTTTTGGAGCAGGGGGTTGCATTCCATAATTAGAAGATACCTGATTTATATTAGGGACATTTCTTTGTCCCATGGTAATCCCAGCAGCGTTACCTTCTGGTGAAGGACGCATCAAAGGATTTCCACCGGATATGTCTGTATTTGTATCTCTTACTTCTTCTTCATATCCGGATCCCTGTCCTACTTCTTTTACATTTAAATTACCGGCACCTTCACCTTCTATTGCTTGAACTTCTGCCTGCTCAGATTCACGCTCTCGATCATTCTGGGCGTCCATGTATGCGTCCATTGTCGCATTCTGGACATCTAACTCAGACCTTTGAATTTTAGTGAGATCTTTTTGAGTTTCAGTTTGTTCCTTTGTAGATTCAGTTAATGTCTCTATCGCCTCTATAGTTGTTTTTTGTGCCTCTCTTCTACCCTTAGCAGATTGTACCAGTTGTGCTACTTTAGATTGTAAATCTTCTAATGCGGAGAGCACAAGTTTAAATCCTTTACCAACCATTGCTACTTTATCGGTTGGTTGCTGTCTATCTGATGTATCAGGCATACTGCCCGGTCTCATTATATTAGCAGTTGCCTTAAATCTTTCCGTTTCTGAGGCAGCAGGGTCAAATCCTAAATTTGGATTTCTTTGAAATTTACCAATGGTATTTTTTATCTTATCTGTTGCTTGAAATTCTAATGCTTTTGTGAAAAAATATCCTTTTTTAGATCTCTTTGCTTTTAGGGAATCAAGTTCATCTTTATCCGCATCATTAGCATCTTCACCATCTTCCTCAATTTTTGCTTCAAGTTCAGCAATTCTATTATCAGTATCTTTACGAGTTCTCGCAGCACGATCACTGGCTTTCATTAACTGACCGCCAACGTATGAAAATATGTTAAAAGATCCGCTCTGTCCTACTGGTGATACAGAGGTTGTTCCTGCTGCCATTGATTATAATCCTCCCAAGGTATTTATTGTCATATTGCACCAGATAATCTTCTGCCCTGGATTTTAATTAAAGTTTCAGATAGTGTCATATTTTTGACTTGTGTAGTTGGTGGAGAAGGTGCTGATTCATCCGGCATCACAATAATAGTTTGTGAATTTACTAATAATACAGTTGGATCGCTATTAACTGAAGTTGTATAGAAATTATTTTTATTATTTGCTCTAATAACGTTATTATTGGATTTAGTCGATATTTGACTTACTTGTTTAAAGTTGTTGTCTCTAAAGGGATGTCTATCACCACCACCCATACCAAAAAGACCCGCAACTCCACTTTGAAGGCGTCCAAACAATCTACCAGCAGTTCCAAGAGGATCATTTATAGCGCGTTGTAGTTTTTCACCAGCATCATCAATAAATTGACCAACGCTAGTAAACATATTGGTAAAAAATCCAGTAGATTTTTCTTGTGATAATTCTTGATTTGCTTTGGATTTAGCAGACTGAATTAATCCCGGTTTTATGTTAGGTGCAAGATTTCCAGAGAATGTTGGTATTCTATATTCTGACTTTAATCTATTAGTTTCTGATACAATACCTGGACCAACAACATTTTTAAGTATTGGATTTTTCATCATACCATCAATTGCCGCCACAGTAGGAGCAAGGAAGTTTAATCCACCAGAATTGTCATTTGCTATATCATTTACTGCTCTTTGACCTTCAGTAGAATATAGAGAAGAAATGCCACCACTAGACATCTTCATGGGTCTGTTGACGATTAATTCGTTACCTGCTTCACCAACTTGTGCGTTGATACCTCCACTCGATAACTTTGCTGCTGCAGAGGTAATTGCTCTAACTGGAACTTGAGATGGAGCGATGTCTCCAGATACGTCTGTTCCGGCAACAGCATTAAAAAATTTAATTACTGGTTCTGAATCTCCAGTAAATATAGATCCTAAATTACTTTCAATATGTTCAGTATAGGCAGGTTCATTAATATCTCTGAGAATATCAACTACGCCAAAAGCAGCACCAGCAACAGGAATAGCACCACCTAATGATAGAGCAGCACCTTTCCAATCACCTAGAGCACCCCTAACAATTGCCTCAATTACACCATATCCAACGTTAATTGCTTGACCAATTAACGGTGCTGCTTGCCCACCAACTTTAATACCTAATTTTGCTCCTGCTTTTTTTAAAAGTGCTTCTCCACCTTCTCGCATAATTGCTGCTCGAACTTTTGCGTTAGAGAAACCTGCCATTACAACTCTAGAAATACTTCTAGGATTAGTAAGTTGTTCTCTATAAAATTTTGCAATGGGACCACCAACAACATCCAAAACTCTCGTAACTTTAGGATTTCTCAATAATTCCATCAAATCAGTCCAATTTTTTGGAATTTTCTTCAGAACACTATCTAAAGCTGTACCTGCCTTGTTTTTTAAAGTTGATGCTAAACGCGCACTTTTTTCTGCTACAGTTTGTGCCGGGGTGGCAATCCACTTATTCCATTGTGATCCTAAAAATCCTGTAACTGGTTGAAGAACCTTTCTGTTAAGGAAAGACATTCCACGGTTAAATGTCTGCCTAGGGTTCCTAATTGCGTCTAGAACGTTTCGTCCCATCCGCATTCCTCTTCTTACTGCCCTACCTACAGGACTGCGTAGAAATGCTACTCTTAATTTTCTATACCACCTTTGTTTTGTTATCCATCGTATAAAACGCTTTGCTATAGAACGAAATATCTTCGATGGTATATTAAATCCGCCTTTCTTTGCTTTTTCTCCAGTTTCAGCAATGTCTAGTGTTCCGGCAGAATCACGAATTCCTTTATTTGCATCAGCAGCAGATTGTGCTCGTTCAGCTTCTTTTTGCTGCTCGTCAAATAATTCTTCTTTTACTTTTATAGTATCTTCAGTAACTTCAAGATATGTTAGGTATTCATTATTAAAACTACTCTGTTCCTTTATTAAAGAAATAAATTTTCTGTTTATTTCCTGCTGCTCTTCTGTATCTTGCTGAGTTTCAGATATGAGTTTTGCAGTTTTGTCTATTGATTTAGCTGCTTCTTCTGCTAGATTTTCAGTTTCATCTTCTTTTAGAAAATCATCACCTGTAATTAAATCTTTAGTTCTTTGTAATACACCAGAAATATAATTTGTCGCTTTTGTGCCTACTCTCCCTTTGTTTATGTCTCTCTCACCAAATAAAGTTTCTTGGAATCTCTGTTCCTTACTCAAACTAGGATCTTGAAATTTTGTTGGATTAGAAGAAAATCTACCCTTTGTTCTGCGTAAAAAATCACCACCAAATTCAAATCCTAAAGCTTTGGTGATAAATCTATCTCTTTTTCGTAATTTGCTAGGATCTCCACCACCCTTTACATATGCTTGTCTAGCAGCTGCTGCTCTACCAAAAGCATTAAGTAATTTGGATGCACCAAATGTGAATACATTAAAAGCACTACCAGTGGCAGGTTTTCGAGTTTTAACTGGTCTTAGTTTAAAATAATTAATTGAACCAGAAACCTTACGAGGTTTTTCACCCTTTCGTACAGATTCTAGAATTTTATCAGCTGCTTCTTCGAGTTGCTGTTCTCTTGCTTCTTCCTGTTCTTTTGAAAGTTTATCATAAGCATCTGCCATTCTATCGGCAGTTGGTAACTTACCTCCAAAAACAACTACGCCAGGAGTTACTTCATCATTATTTTCATATACTACCGGTTGGTAACTCTGTGCTTTTTCTATCATTGTTGTTTTCTTGCCTTGATTTCGTCCTCTTTTTTCTTAATATATTCGTTTACCAACAAAATGTAGATATTGCGTTCAAACGGAATCATATTCTCAATTTCCGTCAATGAATATTTATGTTCCTCCATTAACATAAAATTAGTCCTATAATAATTTTCTAGATTATTGTAGGACATGACTAGACGAAAAAATCGTTCAATCCCTCCAATGTGTATTCAGACTCAACTCCAGTATTAGGATTAGTTACGCTAAATTTGTGCCTAAGTTTTGGTAAATTTTCATAAAATTCCCCAATTTTCACAAATTGCTTCTGAGTGAGATTTCCTAACCACTCCATAATTTCTTTTGTCTTCAATTCTGAGCAATCAGTAACTTCTTCAGCGTCAAAAATTTGTTCTATTCTTTCTGCAACAAATTCAGTAATTTCTTCATCAAGAACAGTATTTTGACGAATTACGAATTTAACAAAATCGTCAATTCCGGGATATTTCATAATTAAACCACAATCTTCGCCAAGCATGATTTTATTGCTCCCCTCTCCATCAACACCTTCAACTTCAACTTCCAAAAGATTCAAATTGTATGGAACGCTAACTTCAGGGTCATCTTTACATGGAACCGTTAATTGCACAATTTCTTCTGCTGATCGCGCACGAAGTTGCAAAAATATATACTCTAGGTCAAAATAAGGTAAATCTTCCACTTTTACGCGACTTAAAATACACGCTTTAATTACATCTACGATAGAGCGTTTAATCTGTTTTTCGTCCTCAGATTGCTCTGCTAAAAGTAGAATTTTTTCCTCTTTTACTAGGAATGGCCTGTATTTAATGGTTTTTCCGGTTGATGGTAAAGTCAGTTCGTAGGTGGGTGTTGCTGGTTTTGGTAATGCCATAATATTTCTCAAGTCCTATATTTATGTATTCGACTTTTTAGACAAAAAAATACCGGAAATTTTTTTTCCGGTTTTATGTAATTAAAAAGTCAATTTTGACTTATGAGCTAGTACGCTGATATATTTTGTACTTAGAGTATTGGAACGAAGCACTAACGTTTACTAATTGACTACTACCATATGATAATGGTGTGGCATCAATAGAGTATGGAAACGCATCCAGTAACAAATAGGTCATTGACTGACCAGGAATATCATCTTCATTTTTAGTGATTCTTATTTTTCCGTAATACTCACTTGGATACTGTAGTTTTGTTTTTTCTGCGCGACTGCTAGTTAAAATTAATTGGGCATCATTACTTTCAGCGTTTATTATGAAAGATCCACTGTTTCCAGTGTATATGAAATCATGCCACGCCTGTAAAAATTTCATGGGTGTCATGTCTCTATCGCAATACCACCCCAAAGATACATCGGTAAATAATCTACTAGTTGCATAACTTACTTGACCTTCACCCGTATAAAGTCCTGTTTGTGTGCCAGTCTGTGAAGATATATTAGGAAGTTGAGCATCATTACAAAATAAACTAATTAAACCATTTCTACTAATAGCACTAGCAGGAACACCCTTTTTGATTATATGATTTTTGCAATTATTTGTCAGACCAAAACTTACACTGTATCCACTTGATTTTGCCATGCCACCTTGCATGGTATTAACAAATTGACTGATACTACTAGGCACGATAAATAGAAACGTGGATTATATTTATATTTATGGCATACTCAGGATTATACAAACCAGTTAATCCCAAGAAGTATCGTGGCAACCCTACAAGGATCATTTATAGGTCTATGTGGGAGAAAAAATTTATGATATTCTGTGACCATACCTCAAGCATCGTGGAGTGGGGTTCAGAAGAAATTATTATTCCATACAGATCACCCATCGATGGTAGAGTTCATCGTTACTACCCAGATTTCTACATCAAGATACTGACAAAATCTGGTAAGTATGAGAAGTATGTCATCGAAGTTAAACCCAAAAGACAAACTCAAAAACCGAATGAGAAACCAAAACGTAAAACTGCTGCTTGGAAAAGAGAAGTTCTAACCTATATTAAGAACCGCGCTAAGTGGGACGCCGCTGAGGACTTCTGTGAGGATAGGCAGATGAAATTCAAAATACTCACCGAAGATCACTTAAAGGTATAGAACAATGGCAACAGGATTTGCAGACGTACAGAGAAATAATGTAAAAAAGAATAAGGGAACACGAACCATATTCGAGCGAATAACAGAGGCAACAGAAGGGGAGAGCAAGACCTTCGACTGGTACAGGGGTAAGGTCGCTAGCATCGCCTCAGAGTACCGCAAAGACCCCTCTAAGGTGCTTAGAGAGCAGGCAGGTGACCCAGAACCAGGCGGAGACGGCAACGTGCTCAGACGCTATCCTGTGGAGGGTCACCTGTATATGTTTGAGTACGAAGCAATCTCAAAGTACCTCCCATACTATGACACATTCCCTCTTGTTTATGTTGTAAAAGTACTACCAGGAAAAGAATTTGTGGGTGCTAACTTACACTACATGAACCCAAAGAAAAGAATCAAGGCAGTACAAGGTTTGATGAAAGGCAAAGTGGACTTACCTAAGATATGCTTCCATAAATATCTAGATAAGCATGTCGAAGGTTATATGTTAGACCTTCATATTGATGAGTGGGACACCGCCATCCTCTTACCAGTTGAGAATTTCGTGACCAGAGTGAGGGGTTTCAAGTTTCCGTACAAAAAAGAAGATGTTTGGCAGGAAACTAATGAAAAATTCTACGATAAAATCAAAGGCACACGAATGATTGATGGATACGGCAACAAACAGAGTAAGGAGATGGTGAAGTAATGGCGGATGAAACAACTCGCGTAAAATATCCCTCTGGTGAAAACAAATTTAGTAAACAGATACTTAAGTATCCTAAGGATTTAGACGAAAAACAAAAAAACTTTGCTTGGACAAAATTTAGATTTTTTACATACAAACCTCCACTAACAATACAAAGAGAGAGGAGCGAGAACGGCGGGCAGCAATTTTCAAACTACAATAAAAGTGTTAACACGCCGTCGTATGTTGGTCCTACCATAGCATTGTATAGTCCTGAGGATATCCAAGCAGAATACGGTGTTCAGTGGGGTGGTAGATCTATACAAAATTTTACTAGAGAGGCCATAGCAAACGTTTCTAACGGTGGCGGAGGAATCATAGGCACTTTCAAAGATTTAGCTACAGGAGGAGGTGCTGATACAGGTGCTTACGCTTTCTCAGCGTTAGCTGCTGCTGGTCTTCAAGCATTACAAAATATAGGTCAAGGTGAAGGAATTGGATTGAATGATTTATTGGGCGGTACTGCCGGTGTGGTATTAAATCCTAACACTGAGTTACTATTCCAAGGATTTGACCTAAGAAATTTTAATTTACAATATAAATTTGTAGCGAGATCTAGGCCAGAAGCTGATGAAATTCAAAAAATTATTAGAAATTTTAAATATGCTATGCTTCCCGGTTTAAGTGGTGCAAAGGTTGATGACAAAGTTGATATCCCGACGCTACAAGATCTCCCGGAAGATGCTGATCCTAACGCCGCAAGAACGATTAACCAGGACGGTAACGAAACACTTTTAAATTTCAGCAAAAATTTTATTTCGGTTCCTTACTTATGTGACATGGCTTTTATGTACGGTAGTGGTCCCAATCCTTACATTACACAATTTAAACCTTGTGCTATCACCGGTATAACTATCAACCAAACTCCCGATGGTTTACTTTCCTTATATCAAAGAGGTGAACCAACAGCAATTACAATGAATATTTCTTTCCAAGAAACAAAACTTGTTTATCGTGAAGAAATTAATTTAAGTCCAAACGGTTTTACTTACTAATGTACTTCGATTCAATCCCAGACATAAGTTACGCAACAAAACCAAGCAAGTTTCCATTTGCTGAAGGTGATTTTGTCCGTACTAAAAATTTCTTTAGAAGATATAGTCTAAACGAAACAGTATTTAACTACGCTGTGTTCTTTAAAAAATATACTATTATTGATGGAGATAGATTAGATCTACTCGCTGAAAGATATTATGGTAATCCATTCTATGACTGGGTAATACTGATTACCAATAATTTTATCAATGGTGTTTATGATTGGCCTCTTACAAATGAAACTTTAGAAGAAGAAATAATTAAAAAATATGATAACCCAGATGAGATACTTTTCTACAGAACTAAAAAAGTTCTTGCTGGATATCAACTTGATGGTATTGATGTAGTTGCATTAGAAAAAGATCTTATCGTAGGGCAAGAGTTCTACAACAATACATACACATTCTACAACGGAACAGGACAAACCACGGTGGATGGTAATACTATTTCGTATCCTGTAACTAGATGGCAGTATGAACAGGAAGAAAATAATAAAAAAAGAGAGATATTTATCCTAAAAGAAAGATATCTTGAAGTATTTGTAGATCAATTTAGAGCAGGTGCAGACTACTCGAAGTCATCTGACTTCATTGATAGCAGACTAAAAGCAACTTCTATCTGATCGACTTTTCACACAAAAAAATCCCGGAAAAAATTTTTCCGGGATTAAGGAATCAGTTATTCAATTTTGGTTTATCAATCAGCGAGGAGACTAGCAAAAAAGTCTGCGTCCTTGACTGGTTCGCTGGACTCTACCTGACTGCGGAAAGCAGAGACAGGTTCAGGTTCAGGTGCTGACAGAGTGATGTCAGGGTCATTGAACCCACCGCCACCAAACAATTCATCCTCTTCCTCTTCAAGACGAGAGGCAGGACGACGACCAATGCCCTCTACATCATTGAAGCGACGTTCAAGATCATCATAGGATTTGAACTGGTCTTCATCAACGATAGAAGCGAGAGGATACAGTTGGTTGTAGATCTTCTCCAGTTCGTCATCGTCGTTAGACAATGCAGTAGGTGCTTCGAAACTAGAAGACTCATAGTTCCAGTAAGAACCCTTCAGTGTGATACGAAGGCGGAAGTTAGCACCCTTCCAGAAGTTGAAGACAGGGATAGGTTCATCACCCATACCTTCTTCAGGTTTCATAGCGCGAGAGATAATATCAAAGATCTGCTGACCGAAACGCCACTGCATAACTTGACCCTCGTTCTGAGGATTAGCAGGGTCTTTAATCACCAGTACATTAGCAATGTACTTCTTCTTACGAGACTTACCGGCAGCAAGTTTAGCTGCTACCTCTTTAGGATTGTTCTTGTAGATCTCGCGGTTGGAATCACAGACGGGACAGATGCCAGGACCAACACCTTGAAGTGTGGTGGGGCAGTTCTCGATGAACCATTGTCCAGTCTCCTGATTCTGATAAACGTGCTGGAAGAGTTTCACAACAGGTGCTGACTCTCCAGCAGGAGCAGGCAGGAAGCGCAAGATAGCACCGCCGCCAGTCTTCTCCTTATTCAATGCTGGTTTGAACTCAGGATAACCGCTACCTCCACCATCTTTAGACTCAAGTTCCTTCTGAAGGAAGTCGAAGTCAGTGGCAGTGGAGCTACGCTTAAGGTCTGAAAATGACATAGTTACTTGGTTGTTTTACTTAGTTGTACGTTGTTCGTCCCGCACTTATACATGATAACGCAGGCACAGTCCTGGGACAAGGGGGTCTGTGCCAGTTGTTCAGTCGTCCTCTTGGAGACGACGCTGCTCCTCAACGTAGGGAGCAATGGATTCTTTCTGTGCTTTTACTCTCTCAACTAGAGTATCAAACACTTCCTCAAGTGGTGTGCCTTCAGGAACTGTAGGATTACCTTCATTATCAACACCAGCAAACTGATAGGTGAAATCTTTCATCACTTGTACCATTGTCTGTGCTTCCTCATCTTCACTCAGTTTCATTCTGAAATAGAATGTCTTTTGTTTCTCGATGAGTTGAATGAGAACATCATAATATTCATTCAGTTTGATAGGAGAAAGTGCGGGCAGCATAGTTGATGCCCTCACACAATACATCTGGAGATCTGTCATCTCCTGGATGTCACCTCTCACCATTTCTGATTGGAAAAAATCACTCATGTTAGTACTAGTTTTGCGCTACGACTGGTTCTCTTCATATAATTTAGGCGTTGTGCATCCAACTTTAGTTTCTCTTTCAATGGTTTGGAGAGTAATTTAGATACACTTTCAAATTCAATCTCGTTCATATCACAGTAATGAATAACAGCATCAATATAATTCATGTCCTCATTATGTAGGACGATGTGCTCAACATCCTGCGAAAATTTCGCAGTGCTCATAAATTTATCCTCCAGTTGTTCCGGCATAGTT